TAGAAAGTCAATCACAAAGAGTGCAGGACTTTATGAATTATCAGATTGTACACGTTATGGAAGAGTACGATCCTGAACTAGACCGATTATTATTTTATCTACCCTTATCTGGTAGTGCGTTTAAAAAAGTATATTTTGATGAGACACTCGACAGAGCCGTATCACGTTTTGTACCTGCCGATGATTTAGTGGTGCCGTACAATGCGACAGATTTATATTCTGCTACGAGAGTAACACACGTGTTGCGTGTTTCTGGTAACGAGATAAAAATTCATCAGGCGACTGGCTTCTATAGAGATGTAGAATTACAACCATACACAGAAGATGATGAAGTAAAAGATAAAGAAAGAGAACTCAGTGGTGTAGAAAAAAATGGAAGCGATGAAGATTACACTTTGTTAGAAGTACACACTAGTCTAGACCTTGAAGGGTTTGAACATAAAAGTCCTATCGATGGAGACCCAACAGGAATTAAACTTCCTTACATTGTGATACTGGATTTAGAAAGCGGTCAGGTGTTATCGATCCGTAGAAACTACAAAGAGGGCGATGAATATTTTAAGAAGCTCCAATACTTTTCACATTATAAATTTTTACCAGGACTTGGGTTTTACGGTTTTGGATTATTACATATGATTGGTGGACTTGGACGATCTGCCACTTCTATATTACGACAGTTAATTGATGCAGGTACTCTAGCTAATTTACCTGCTGGATTTAAAGCAAGAGGAATACGCATACGAGACTCTGACGAACCACTATCGCCCGGAGAGTTTAGAGATATTGATGTTCCTGGTGGAGCATTAAAAGAAAGTATTCTACCTCTACCCTACAAAGAGCCAAGTGCTACATTGATGCAACTTTTAGGATTTGTGGTACAAGCAGGTCAAAGATTTGCAGCGATTGCAGATATGCAAGTAGGAGAAAGTAAACAAAATGCCGCAGTGGGTACAACGATTGCGTTACTTGAGCGTGGCTCAAGAGTAATGTCTGCGATCCACAAAAGAATGCACTATGCACAAAAACAAGAATTTAGAATGTTAGCAAAAGTGTTTGGCGAGTCTCTTCCACCAAGTTATCCGTATAATGTTTTTGGCGCAGAAGCGATGATAAAACAAATGGATTTTGATGACCGAGTAGATGTAATACCTGTATCTGACCCTAATATATTTTCTACGTCTCAAAGAATGGCATTAGCTCAAACTCAGTTACAACTGGCTCAGTCTAATCCAGGAATACATAACTTGTACGAAGCGTATAGAAGAATGTACGAGGCTGTGGGCGTGCAAAACATCGAGGCGATCCTGCCTCCTCCTCAACCCCCACAGCCTACTGATCCTGCTATAGAAAATGCAAGAGCGATTGCAGGTCAAAACATTCAAGCGTTTCAAGAACAAGATCACGATGCGCATATGGCATCTCACATAAGTTTTATGAAAACACCCGTTGTTGCAAGCAGTCCGCAGATTTTTGCCTTGCTTTTGGCTCACCTTTGTGAGCATATTGCTTTTAAGGCAAGAGGTGTTGCAATGATGGAAGCTATGACGATGGCACAGCAGGCACAACAAGCTGGCCAACCCGAACCTATGGTTGATGGTGAAGCAAAAGTTGCCCAGTACATATCTCAATACACGGAGGAAGTACTGGCTCTTTTTGCTCCTCCTCAACAAGGTCCCGATCCGCTTGTTGCTTTGAGAGAGAAAGAGTTAAACATTCAGGCAATGGATATGCAAAGAAAAGCTATGGAGTTTGATGCTAGAATGCAGTTCGAAGAGAACAGAGAAGACGGCAGACAGGATATTGCAAAAGACAGGATTCAATCTGCTGAAGATATAGCTCAGTTAAGAGCACAAGTTAATCGTGAACGTTTTGAAAATAAAGGAGGCTCGTAATGAGTAATAAAAAAACAAAAAAAAGTGGGTTAGCTCCAGCAGCTTTTGCAAGTGACCCAATGGCACAAATAGACGCTCTTATTAAAGAAGCAAAGAGACTTAAAAAAAATCAAGATCAAATAAACAAGCCTAAAAAAAGATTTGATCAAGGAGGAAGTAATACGGGCAAAAATACAAAAACAATTTCAAATGAAGATAGAAAAAGATTAGATGAGTTGTTAAGTAAGTTTAAAAAGATAGACGAACCTGGTCCAGTAGATATAAAAAATTTAAAAAAAATACTATCAAAACAAAAAGGAATGAATAAAGGTGGAAATTTTAGTAGTAAAGAACTTATAATGAAAGCAACTCAACCGAAAAAGCCAAAAACATTTAAAGAGGCTTTTGCCGCGGCTAGAGCAAAATTAGGGCCAGGTAAAGTTTTTACATTCAAAGGTAAAAAATACACGACTGATAGAGCAGACGACAAAAAGAAAAAATCAAAAAAATCAAAAAACTTTAGTAGTAAAAGTTTAATAACTGAAAAGTCTGTTAAATCTGGTATACCAAAAAAGAAAACAAACTTTAGTAGTAAAAGTTTAATTACTAAAAAGTCTATACAGTCTGGAGTGCCAAAAACTAAAAAGAAAGTTTTGACGCAAAACCCATTTAAAAATCCTACTCCACCTGTAGTGGCTACAAAAAGTAAAACTACTACTGTTGCACAAAACCCATTTAAAAATCCTAACCCACCCATAAAAAAAATGAACAAAGGCGGAGTTTTTAAAGGAATTTTTTAATGGCAGTAAACTATAGAGGAGAAAAATTTTCTGGTTATAACAAACCAAAAAGAACTCCGGGCAAAAAGAAAAAATTTGCCGTGCTTGCTAAAGTAGGTGACAAAGTAAGGTTAATACGATATGGTGACCCAAATATGAAGATAAAAAAGAACATACCGAACAGAAGAAAAAGTTTTAGAGCAAGACACAAGTGTGATAGTGCGCCTCCTTCTAAACTAACTGCAAGATATTGGAGTTGTAAAAAATGGTAAGAAGAGGTGGAATGAGAACTCAGATGGCAAGACAAATGGGTGTATCTAAAAACAAAGCAGACGATCTTTTAGCAAAAGCTAAAAAAATGAATGACGCAGAAGGATTTAACATAGGAGGTACGAAGATGGCAAAAGAAATACCAGCAGGACCTAAAGGTGCAGGACTAAGAGCTTTAAAAGAAGAGGCTCCCGAAGCTGTAAAAAATATGGGTTTTAAACGTGGCGGGTCATTAATGATTATGATCACAGGAAATGTTTCACGTGAAACATTTAACCCAGTAGAAGAAATTACACCTGGCCCAAAGGATATAAAAGTAGAAATGAACAGACAAGTGAGAAACCAAGAGATTAAAGGCACTCCTCCTGTTCAAGTAAAAGGAAGAAAATTTTCTGGAGTTTATTAATGGACTCTACAAATTTTGCGTACGCTGTTTTAAAAAAAATACAGCAACGCATAGAACTAACAAAGGACTCACTTACAGGTGGTTCCTTCAAAACGATGGAAGAATATAAACAAGTTGTTGGAGAACTAAAAGGTCTTCAAGTTGCAGAAAGAGAAATAAAGGATCAATTAGAAAGTAAGGAGGAAAGCTTTGACTAAAACACTTTATGTGCCAGAACACGTAGCCAGAAAAAACAAAAAAGAAAAACAAGTAAATATTGAAAATTTATATCAACCAAAAGATACAAAAGTTCTTGACCCTAGTTTAATTAAGAAAAATTTAAAAGATAGATTACCACAACCCACTGGTTGGAGAATATTGGTAATGCCATATATGGGCAAGGCAACTACAGACGCAGGATTATATATTCCTGATACTGTCAGAGAACGTGAGCAACTAGCAACTGTGGTAGCTTATGTTTTAAAGATTGGACCTTTGGCTTACAAAGATCCAAATAAGTTTGGACCAGGAGAAATTTCTTGGTGCAAGGAAGGTCAATGGGTTTGCATTGGTCGTTACGCAGGATCTCGTTTTAAAATAGATGGTGGTGAAGTCAGAATTATAAATGATGACGAAGTAATCGCTACTATATTAGAACCAGATGACATCAAACATATTTAACCAGAAAGGATAGCATCACTCATGGAGATAAAGAATCATGCAAGAAGAACAAAAGATACAAAAACCAGAAGAAAATGAAGTTGAGGTAGAACTTGAAGAGAAGAAAGACGAAAAAGTAGAGGCACAACAGGAAGAGACAACCGAAGAAAAGAAACCTGACGAGCTTGAAGATTATAGTGCCAATGTAAAAAGCAGAATAGATAAGTTGACACGCAAAATGCGTGAAGAAGAACGTCAAAAAGAAAGCGCTATCCAGTTTGCAGAGAGCGTTAAAAAAGAAAATGAAAGCTTAAAAACACGATTAGATAATTTAGACAAAGGTTATTTAGAAGAATTTAATAATAGAGTACAATCTCAGTTAGAATCTGCTAAAAGAGCCTTAAAAGATGCTAATGAATCTGGTGATGCAGACAAAATTGTGGAAGCACAGGCAAATTTAGCGGCAATTACGGTTGAAAAGTCTAAAATAACCAAGCCAAAAGTTGAAAAAACCGAAGAACAACCAAATCAACAGCCAGTTGTGCCGAATCAGCCACAACCAATACCCCCTCAACCACCTCAACAGGCTCAAAATCCTAAACCTGACCCCAAAGCAGAGGCTTGGGCATCGAAAAATGAGTGGTTTGGACAAGATGAAGTTATGACATATGCATCATTTGGCATTCATAGACGATTAGTAGAGGATGAAGGGTTTGACCCGACTACTGATGAGTATTATAGTGAACTCGATAAAAGAATTGCAGCAGAGTTTCCTCATAAAGTGGGGCAAACGAAGCAAACGGGGGGAAGTCAAAAGGTAGTTTCGGCTACATCTTCTAAATCCCGCAACAAAGGAGGTAAGAAAACAGTGAGACTATCGCCTTCTCAGGTTGCAATGGCAAAACGATTAGGTGTTCCTTTAGAGGAATACGCAAAATATGTTAGACAGGAGGCTTAAATGAATAGTCCAGTAAATAAGAACACAAGAACATCCAGAGATGCTCAATCTCGCACTAATAATGTAAGAAGAACACCCTGGAAACCACCATCCATGTTGGATGCACCCAAACCACCTGAGGGTTATGTACATAGGTGGATAAGAACCGAAGTTATGGGTTTTGACGATCGAAAAAATGTCTCAGCGAAGGCAAGAGAAGGTTGGGAATTGGTTCGAAAGGACGAATATCCCGACTTTGAAGTACCTTCCATAGAAGATGGAAAGCACGCTGGAATTATAGGTGTTGGAGGATTACTCTTAGCACGTATACCAGTCGAAACCGTTGAAGAACGCTCTAAATATTTCCGAGATCAAGCTCGCAATCAAATGACAGCAGTGGATAATGATTTAGCTCGTGAAGAGCATCCTGCGATGCCTATACACAAGGCAGAAAGACAAAGTCGTGTAAGTTTTGGAGGTTCTCGCAAGAGTGAGGACTAATTATTAATTTTTTATGGAGATAAAGAATGGCAAATTCTAATGGAGCGTTTGGATTAAGACCGTTAAAAAAATTAGGTCAAAATACAAACAGCACTGGTACAACAGAATATAGAATAGCCGCAGGAAACACTAATAAACTGTATCAAGGGCAAGCAGTTATTCCTTTAGCTACAGGTTTTATCGATCAGTTGCAGGCAGCAGCAGGTGGTAATGTTCCTATATTAGGTGTTTTTTACGGTTGTGAATATGTTTCAAGTACCACTGGAGAAACTATTTTCTCAAACACTTGGCAAGGATCAGGAGCAGACACTAATCATCCAGTGAAAGCTTTCGTATATGATGATCCAAGTCAACTTTTTGTTATCGCTGGCGATGCTGGTGGAACAAGTTTTGATACTGAATCAGAAATAAGAGCAGGAGTATTTTCTAATGTTCAATTCGCTAGTGGTAATAGTGGAAGTGATACAACAGGTATGTCTTCTGCTGTTGCAGACTTGAGCACTATTGCTACTACTGCAACTTTTCCTTTGCGTATTGTGGGTATTCAGGATGATCCTGAAAACTCAGATTTTACTGTAGCAGGTATTCCTTTGATTGTGCGTATTAACGCTCACTTCAATGCACCTGTAAGCAGTTTCGATTCGCAAACAACCGCTAACTCAACTGGTATATAAGGAGATTAAACTATGGCGATATCTAGAGCACAATTAGCTAAAGAGCTAGAACCTGGTCTTAATGCCTTATTTGGCCTTGAGTATCAGAGATATGAACAAGAGCACGCTGAAATCTATGACACAGAAAATTCTGAGAGAGCTTTCGAAGAAGAAGTAATGTTATCAGGTTTTGGTTCTGCTCCAGTAAAAAGTGAAGGTGCGGCAGTTGCATTTGACGATGCAAATGAAGCTTTTACCGCAAGGTATAACCACGAAACCATTGCTTTGGCTTTCTCAATTACTGAAGAAGCTATCGAAGACAATCTGTATGACAGACTATCTTCAAGATACACAAAAGCATTGGCTAGAAGTATGGCTAATACTAAGCAAGTGAAAGCAGCATCTGTTTTAAACAACGCTTTTGACTCAACAGTAACAGGTGGTGACGGTGTGTCCCTTTGTAATGCTTCACACCCATTAACAAATGGTAGCACTTTCAGAAACCAACCTAGCACTGCTGCGGACTTAAACGAAACAAGTTTGGAGAATGCCTTAATTGACATTTCTGGTTTTGTTGACGAGCGTGGTTTAAGAGTTTCTGTACGTGGAACTAAACTAATTATTCCATCAAACCTACAGTTTATAGCTGATAGAATATTAGAGTCTACACTAAGACCAGGAACTGCCGACAATGACATAAACGCAGTAAGAAATATGGGAATGCTTCCTGAAGGATACGTTGTTAACCATTATTTATTAGATACTGATGCATTTTTTATTAAGACTGATGCACCAAGAGGTTTCTTACATTTTGAAAGAATGCCTATGTCTACTAAGATGGAAGGTGACTTTGACACAGGAAATATGAGATTTAAAGCAAGAGAGAGATACTCTTTTGGTTTCTCAGACCCAAGATGTGTTTTTGGTTCACAAGGAGCTTAATCTAGGATTTAACTTGCCCTATGGACTGACCTAGCAGACGCTTATACGACCATAGGGCAAAAAACTTTATAAGAGGTAAAAATATGGCTAATACAACTTTTAATGGTCCAGTCCGTTCCGAGAATGGATTTAAAACTATTATAAAAAATTCTGATACTGGTGCAGTTACCAGTGATATGACTTTATCAACTTACAGCACTTCAATAACTGTTGCTGCTACTGGCACTGACCACAAAGAAACTTCTATAGGTATGCCATCGAACTTTATACCTATGGGTGTAGCGATAACTGTAACTGGTGCTTCAGCTAACGGAGTAACTATAAATGACATAGGCACTGAAGCTGATGATGATGGTTTTGTTGATGGTATATCAGCGACACTAAATAGCACAGGCTTTAAAGGTTTCTTCCCTTGTAATGGAGTTTTAGGTATGAGTGGTGGTGCAACAACTGCTGCTACTGAAACAGCAGACGAGGTTCAACTTGTAGTTTCTGGCACGGCTGGTGCTGGTGGAGTAGTCGCACTTAAATTTTTTGGTATATCTTCTGACTCGCCAACAACTTAATAGGAGAGTATAATGGCCGATACAAATACTAATACCACTATTATAGATGGTGATAAAAAAGTTGTTCAGTCATTTGTTCATACTTATGTGGATACTGGTGAGAGCACTGCCGTCAAAAAAATTGATGTTAGTGCTCTTGCTACAAACACAAGAGGTCAAGCTTGTACAAATGTGAGAATAACAAAAATAAAATTTTCAACTGTTGGTTGCTCTGTTAAAATATTAGGAAATGCAACTACCGATGTTTTACTAGTTCAACTTCCCACAGACTATCAAGGAGAATTTGATTTTACTAGTTTTGGTGGTATACCCAATACTGCTACAGGAACTGCTGGAGCAGATGGAGATATTTACTTTCAGACTCACGGTGAAGGAGCAAACGATACATATACTATTATAATTGAAGCAATTAAGGAGTACTAATGACTACGTCAGGAAGTTCAGATTTTAATCTGGATATAGCAGAAGTTGCAGAGGAAGCTTTTGAAAGATGTGGTTTAGAGTTACGAACAGGTTATGACGCTAGAACTGCTAGAAGATCGTTAAATCTTTTATTTGCAGAATGGGCAAACAGAGGTTTAAATCTTTGGACTGTTGAAAAAATAACTCAAACGGTTGCAAGATTATCGGCATCTTCTTCTGTAGACACCTATCCTATTGGAACAATAACAATGACTGTAGCAGCTTCTGCAAACTTTACTGTAGGAGAAACAATAACAGGTGGCACAAGTAATGCTACTGCTAGTGTAATTACAAAACCGACTGCTACTACAATGACTATTACTGTTCCTGTAGGAACATTTTCTGCAAGTGAAACTTTAACTGGTTCTAGTAGCAGTGCTACTACTACACTTTCTTCTGCGATATCTTTAGAAACTATTCAGTCTACTGTTGATGTATTAGAGGTATCTGTTCGAAGAAGTGGATCTGATACTATTTTAACTAGATTAAGTAGAGGAGATTATTTAGCTATTGCTAATAAAGATACACAAGGCAGACCAACACAATATTTTGTAGACAGACAAATAACTCCTACAATAACTTTTTGGCCTATGCCTGAAAACTCTACAGATCAAATAATATATTACAGAGTAAGAAGAATAGAGGATGCGGATACTTCTGTTAATACTGGTGATATACCTTTTAGGTTTTTACCTTGTATGGTAGCAGGACTTGCTTATTACTTATCTGTTAAAAGAGCGCCTAATAGAATAGGTGTATTAAAAGATATTTATGAAGAAGAGTTTCAAAGAGCCGCCTCCGAAGACGGAGAAAGAACAAGTCTTAGGTTGGTTCCTTCTTATTCATCATTGAGAGTGACATAATGGGAAGATACGCTTCAGGAAAATACGCTTTAGGCATCTCTGATAGATCTGGTAGAGCTTATAAACTAAGAGATATGATACAAGAGTGGAATGGTTTGTTAGTAGGTAAAGATGAATACGAGCCTAAACAGCCACAAATACAACCAAGAAAAATAAAACCAGATCCCGAAGCTTTAAGAATTAGTAGAACAGACAGAGTAGAGCCTATATCTCAAGTTATTTTAAATCCTAATTCATTTACTTCTGGAGATGCAGGCAGTACGACAATTACAGTTTTAGAGCCTGGACATAATAGAACAACAGGAGACATTGTTCGTTTTAGAGAGTGTCAAGGTTTTGATGGATTTACAAAATCTATGTTAGAAACAAGCACAGGTTTTACAATTACTGTTATTGCACCAACAGGTACTTTAGTAACTTCTGACTCTTACACTTTTACTGCTACAGGTGGCGAAACTGCTACTACTGGAAACACAAAAGGTGGAGGAGATAATGCTACCGCAGGTCCTGTTGACGATCCTCATTTAACAAGTTATCCTATAGGTTAGTACTATGGCATATACATTTACAACATTAAAAACAGCAATACAAGATTACACACAAAATACAGAAACTACTTTTGTTAATCAGTTGCCAAGATTTATATTAAACGCAGAAGAGAGAATATTAAAAGAGTGCGAACTATCTGTATTTAGAAAATATGTTTTAGGTTCTGCTAGTTCTTCTAATAAGTTTTTAGTAAAGCCAACAGATTTTTTATCACCTTTTTCATTGAGTGTAATTAATAGTGATAACAATGAATTTTTATTATACAAACACGTAACGTTTGTTCAAGATTATACTCCTAATCCTACCACTACAGGAGTACCTTTATACTACGCAGATTGGGATGAGGACACTTTTATATTAGCACCAACACCAAATGCAAGTTTTCAAATGGAATTACATTATTTTTATAGACCAACGTCAATAACTGCCACCACCGATGGTACTTCTTGGTTAGGCACAAATGCAGAATTAGCTTTGTTATATGCTTCTTTAGTAGAGGCATATACATTTATGAAGGGTGAAGCAGATCTGTTGCAATTATACAACGCAAGATATCTAGAGTCACTGAAATGGTTAAAGAATTTAGGGGAAGGTAAGAACACTAGAGATGCTTACAGATACGATAATCTTAGAAGAGATACTGCGTAATGGTAGCAAACAAAAGCTCTAGCGAATTAGGACCAGTTAATGTTGTTACTACTTCTAATCGTGGGCATAGTGCCGAAGAAATGGCAGACATGGCTTTGAATAAAATAATGATGGTGAGTGACAATGCTCCTCCTGTCATACGAGATCAAGCCATAGCATTCAGAAAGAAGTTGAAAGAGATACTGATTTTTTATATGAATAGAATGGCGCAAAGTGAAAGAACAACAATTTGGGCATTAATGAAAAAACAAGGTCACGAAGACGTGGCAGAAATAATTAGGAGGCTATAATGGCAATAAATCAAGCAATGTGTGGAAGTTTTAAAAAAGAAATATTAGCAGGTATTCATAGATGGACAACATCTTCTCGTGGAGATAGTTCCTCTATTTCAGCAGACAATTTTTATGTAGCTATGTTTACTTCAAGTAGAACAGATGCTAATGAAGATTTAACAGGTTATACGACCAGTAATGAGGTTAGTGGAACTAATTACACCGCAGGTGGTCAGATTTTATCAAGTGTAACTATTGGATTATCAGATAACTCGTCTTCAGTTCCTACTGCTTTTTTAGATTTTGCAGACACTACTTTTTCATCATCTACAATTAGTAATGCTAGATGTGCAGTTATTTATAATCACTCATTAACAAATGCAGGAACAGCAGGAACTGTTACTCACGCGGCTAAACCAGCCGTTGCAGTATTAGATTTTGGTGGTAACAAATCTTCTAGTTCTGGAGATTTTACTATTCAATATCCAGCTAATGATGCAAATAACGCAGTAATTAGAATAGCATAGTATGTCGCATTTTACTTACACTGTAACAGTCGTAAGTACTGGTGACGGCAATAAATATTTTATAAATGGCGTACGACAAGCCAATTTAAATTTATTTGAAGGAGCCACATATAGGTTTGATCAGTCCGACTCTTCAAACGGAGGTCATCCTTTACGATTTTCAACAACATCTGGCGGAACTCACAGTGGTGGTTCCGAATACACTACAGGTGTAACTACTTCAGGTATTCCAGGTAATTCAGGAGCTTACACAGAAATAACAGTAGCTGCATCAGCTCCAGACCTTTATTATTATTGTACTCAACACTCTGGTATGGGTGGTACGGCAACAACAGCAGGAACAATATCATCTGGGTGGGGGAGATCAACATGGAATGCTGGTCCGTGGGGCGAAGGCACTTTTGCAGTAAGCACCTCTGTAACAGGAGTATCAGCTAGTTCTGCAATTAGTAGCGCAACTGTTACTGCTGTTCAAAGTGTTACTGTAAGTGCAACAGGAGTATCAGCAACTACTGACATAGGTAATCAAGGGTGGGGTAGATCCACTTGGAGCAGTGGTGGATGGGGCACACCTATTTTTGGAACTATTGTTGAAGGCACTGGTATAACAGTTAGTGCAACAGGAGTTCAAGCCGCAAGCACCGTATCTAATGTTTCTATACAAGAGGGTGGAGGAATAACTGTAGGAATTAGTGCAGGAGTTCAAGCTGCAGGTGTCATTAATGACATTGTGATACCACAAGCTCTTATTTTTGCTACAGGAGTTCAAGCGTCAAGCACTATAGGAACCATAGATGTAGGTCTGGGACACGGTGTTACAGGAGTTGAAGCCGCAGGCTCAACAGGAAACGAATCAGTAGTAGAGGGAACAGGTATTACTGTATCAGCAACAGGAGTAGTTGCTGCAAGTGCCACAGGTAATGAAACAATAGTAGAAGGAGCAGGTATTATTGTGACAGAAACTGGCGTATCCGCTACATCCCATATTGCAAACGTGGGCATAGCTGGGTTAGTAATAGTAACTGGAGTTAGTGCAAGCTCACAAGTAAGCACTGCAACCATGTGGTCAAAAATTGATACAACACAAACCCCAAATTGGGTAGAAATAGCCGCATAGGAGGAAAAAATGGCATCATCGTTTACAACAAGTTATGGAATAGAAAAAATTGCCACAGGTGAGCAATCAGGCTCCTGGGGTACAACAACAAATTACAACATAGATATTTTAGATAGAATAGCGGCTTACAAGTCAGTCGCTTTATCTGACGCATCTACAGCAACTCTTACCGTTAGAGCAGGATCTCCGACTGATGGAGCTAGTAATCTTCAAGACGGTATGTATAGGATTATAAAATTTACAGGAACATTAAGTCAAACTTGTACAATAACTATAGCTCCAACTACTACAACAGCTTATTTTGTTTTTCAAAATGCTACCACTGGTGGATACAGTATCATTATGAAACAAGGTTCTGGAGCACAAACTGTTACCATACCAACTACTAAATCAAATATGGTTTATTGTGATGGAAGTGACGAAGTTATATCTGTCTCTGATTTATTTGTTGCTAACGCATTAGCCGCAGACGATTTAACAACAGGAGATGCCGCAGTAACATTAGCTACCACAACAGGTAATATAACAGTTGATGCACAAGGTAGTGATACAGATATAATTTTTAAAGGCACCGATGGGGCATCTGATACTACCTTTTTAACATTAGATGGTAGTGATGCAGGAACTGCTACTTTTAATCACGATGTTAAATTAAATACTGATAGTTCTGTATTAGGTTTTGGAGCAGATAACGATACAACTCTTACTCATACCGATGGCACAGGATTAACATTAAATGGCACCAATAAATTAACATTTAATGATACGGGCACCTATGTACATTCAAATGCAGATGGAGATTTAGATCTTGTAGCAGATGGTACCGCTGTAGATAGTATTAACATTGAGTCAGCAGGAGGTATAACCTTGGATGCAGGAACTGCTGCTAGTGGTATTATCTATGAAGATGATGGCACCGAAATGGCTAGACTGCATAATAGTTCTAGCGATGTTATTTTAGAAACTAAAGTATCTGATAAAGATTTATTAATAAAAGGTAATGATGGTGGTTCTACTGTTACACCTGCAACGTTTGATATGTCTGCTAAAGGTAAATTACTGATGGGTGCAGGAGCAGTGGGTAGCACACAAACTGCTGGTTCTCAAACTGGTAGTGTAACACTTGATTTTGACACCTATCAAAATTTTGTTCTCACAGCAACAGGTAATGTTACTTTAGCTAATCCAAGCACGGAGTCAGTGGGGCAATCTGGTATTATAGTATTTATTCAAGATGGTACTGGTAGTAGAACTTTAAGCCTTGGCACTGATTATGAAACTGCTGGTGGTGCTGGTTTAACTATATCGACTGCTGCAAATGCAGTCGATGTCATACCATATTTTGTCAAGGCTGCTGATTCCATACAACTAGGAGCACCACAACTTGCATTTGCATAGGAGACATAAGTAATGCCAGTACAAGGTGAATTTTTTCAAAATCCAGGAAGTAGTGCTGCTGCTTTTTATGACCATCAAATAGAACAAAGCTGTAGATTTGAGTTTGGTAATGATACAACTTTAAATAGAACAAATTCATTTTCAGCAATTACTACTTTTACTTTTTCTACTTGGTTTAAAAGAGGAAAACTAGGAGCAGAGTTAGGTGGTTTATATGCTTTTGTTTTAAAATGTGATTCTAATAAAGGTGTAGGTTTTACAGATACAGATAAAATAACTACATTAAATGGTTCTTCTCATTCTATTGGTAGTGCAACACATCAAGACACTACTGGATGGGGTCATTTATTACTTTCGGTAAATAGTGGAACAGGAACAGCTTTTGTTAATGGAGTATCACAATCATCAAATAGTGGTATGCAACTTGTTGGTGGTGCTGATGGAGAAACTATTGGTATAGCTAATTATGGAACTAATAATTTTGATGGTTTATTAGCAGAAACAGCATTAATAGATGGACAAGCTTTAGCTTACACATCATTTGCAGAATTTAAAAATGGTGTACTTATTCCAAAGGACATAAGTGGACTTACATTTGGTACACAAGGTTTTCATCTTAAATATGAAAATGCAAGTGACCTTGGTAATGACAGTTCAGGAAACAATAATGATTATACAGGAACAAATATGGGTGCAGACCATCAAGTTCTTGACAGTCCAACATTTGGGAGTTAATTATGGCGAGTAGTGGAAATTTTTGTACAATAAACCCAGTAGGAGCACAAGGAAGAGGAACAGTACAAACAGGAACTATAAGTAATGCAAACACAGCTGTAGCAATAGATGAAGTTTGTTTTGGAACTGTTGGAGTCACTAGTGGAAAATGGTATTGGGAATGGGCTTTGACTGGTAGTTCTAACTCTGGAATGGCAGTAGGTTGGGCTAATCAACAAGTAAACTCATCAGTAGAACTTGGATACAATAGTCCTGCTTCAGGAACTGATGCTCAAATTGTTTATATGTATGTATCTCCAAGTTCTGGTGCTTGGGATATAATATCTGATGCTCCCAAAGGTGCATCTAGTGGTACTGATTCTGATAAGACAGGAACTGTAGTACAAAATGATATTATAAGTTTAGCTGCAGATTATGATAATGATAAATGGTATTTTGGTATAAATGGTAGTTATACAGCTATACGAAGTGGACAAGATCCAGCTAGTGGAACCAACCCTTTATGTAGTGCATCTAGTGGAGGTGGTTTAGTAACTATATCTAGAACAGCAAACCTTATTTGGTATCCTGCTTTTGGAAATTGGGCTGCATCTACAAGAAATGTTAAAGTAAATTTTGGTCAAGATTCTACATTTAGCGGCAGTTTTTCAGCTGGAGGTAATGCAGATGAAAATGGATTCGGAGACTTTAAGTACGCCGTTCCTGCGGGATTCAAGGCAATGTGTAGCGGGAACTTACCAATATCAGATGATATAGACCCTGCACAGACTGATACAGATTTCCCACAGAAACAATTTAATGCAATTACTTATACTGGTAATGCTAGTACAAATGCTATAACTGGTCTTGGTCTTCAACCTGATATGGTTTGGTTTCATAGAAGAGACTACACAGGAAGTTATAATACAGGTATAATTGATTCTAGCAGAGGTGTAGGTTTAGGATTATATCCTGATAGAACTGATGCTGATACAAGTTTTACTGGTGATTTTACTTCTTTTGATACTGATGGATTTACTTTAAAAGCTGGTTCATCAGCCAATATAAATAATAATAGTTCAACATTTGTTGCGTGGTGTTGGAGAGCTAATGGAGGTACAACATCTAGTAACTCAAATGGTTCAATAACTGCCACAGTGCAAGCGAACACTAAGGCTGGGTTCAGTATCGCAACCTATCAATCTCCAAATAGTGGAACAAATCATACAGTAGGACATGGTCTCAGTGGTGTGGATTTTATTATTACTAAAAATAGATCTCAAACTTTTAATTGGTATTGTTTTCATAAAGATGTGCCAAATAAAACTTTTAGATTAAATAGTGGTAGTGAGCATTCTTATACTAATTGGAGTATGGGTGCAACAACATGGGGTAGTGAAGAGGGTTATACTACTAATGGTAGTGACAACTGGGTTGCATATTGCTGGCAAAATGTTGAAGGTATGCAAAGGTTCGGAAGCTTTACTGGCTCGGGAAATTCAGATGGACAATATATTCACCTTGGATTCAGACCCAGACTTTTAGTGCTAAAAAGACAGTCAAGTTCAGGAGCTTGGAATGTATTTGATTCAGGTAGAAAAACATTTAATTCATCAGCTAATCCATATTTAGTTTGGAATAATAGTGATGCAGAAGCAAATGGTGTTCCTATAGATTTTTTAGGACAAGGATTTAAAGTGCGTTCTAGTGGTAGTGGTGTAAACTCAAGTGGTAATACCATACTCTACATGGCATGGGCTGACCAAAGTGCCAAGTACTCAAACGCTTTCTGATGATTAATATAACAAGGAGAATAAAATGTGGGCATATATAAAAGATAATAAAATACAAGAGATAATTCCTAGACCTAAAGATATGGTTATAGACGATATTAGACATTCTCGTAGAATATTTACTGCATGGACTTGGGATGAACTTAATGCCATAGGTATTTATACTGTAGAACCAGGAATACTAGGTGATGACAGATTTGAAATAA